TAAAAATACTCAGCAATGCGAATGTCCTCTTTGGTCACCCAGGCAGAGGTGTCATCCCCTGTGCTGCGTTGCTGAAAGTTAGCCCCATCGTTTGCACCTGGGTACATTTCCCGAAATATCTTTTTGTCCAGCACAGTGGTGATCAGGCATCGCTCGGCATCCGAACCATCTGGCCTTACGCTATTGGGGTCAAAGTAAACGGTAAATGGGTTTTCAACGGCATCAATGTAGATTTCTTGATCGAATGAATCTTCCCGCACATACTTGTAATTGATGCGCCAGTAGCCCCAGCCCATCCTGACAGCGTAATCAAATGCGGTGTCGTAAGCTGTGTCGGCGCTGGAATTGACCTCGATGTGACGGGTGATGCCCTCAATGACCTGGGCAATCTTGTAGTCGGCAAGGTTGTTGACGGGGTGAACCTTGATGCGTGGGCGTTGCTGGCGTTGCTGGTTGGTCACCTGTCGGATATAGGCATCAATCTTGTTGATGGTTAGACAAGGGCGGCTTTCCAGATTGCGGCTATTCTGAATCTCAACGGGCCATTGATCGCCAGCGGCAAACTTAATGTCGTTTAGCGCCTCGGCTCGGTTTGTAGAGTCCGAATCATTGACCAAGCGCCAGAACTTGATCGCTTCGTTAATCTTGGCGTTTACGCCGTCTGAATCTTGGTAAGCCATATGAACCCCTTTGGGCGATTATCCTATCGAATTTAAGGGCGGTCTAGCCCATCCAACTTCCCGCTGTGGCAATCATTTGCTTCTTGCGTTTGGTGGGTTCTTTGATCATAAGCCCAATGTATCGAAACGCATCTGCCCCGTGGGAATAATGGTCGTGCAATGGGTTGCGGCTAAATTGCCCCGTGTCTGGGTCAACCTCATACCTGTAATGTCTCAGGCAAGCTAGGCCATCGGCGGTATGTTCGCGGTCAAAGTAACAGTTCGGGAATATTGTCCTGGCGGCGTTGATAGAGTCCAGAATCGGCACTCTAGGCAGGATGTTGGTCTTATACCCTGCCGCCCTCACAATGTCATCAATTGACCGCCCCGCCGCTGCCAAGGTCTTATTCTCAGCGTCATGGGGTAACCAAACGGTATCGTATACATAACCATATGTCTGCATGGTCGCCAAGTAATAGCTGATGGTTTTCTGGGCATCCTCAATGTATCGGATTAGCCTTGTTTCCATGCCCACAAACTGCAAGAACCAGATGGCGGTGCTATCTGACCAACCCAAATCAAACACCGCATGGACGGGCTTCGTGGCGTCATAGGGCACTTTAGTGATGCGCCCATCCTTCTCGGCCTGTTGCATTTCCTTCGCAAAGATTGCCCCATCCACAGTTTGGCGGCATAGTCCTTCCCAGACTTGGTTGTAAGCCTCCTCGTCCCGTGCCTTGAGTGAGTCTTTTTCTAGGCGTAGGGTTTCGGGAAACCACGGGTTGTCACTCCAGTTAACCCGCATAGTGATGCAATCCTCTGGAGGGTTTGCCACAAACCGCTGGTAGGTCTCGTCTGTTTCCAACTCAGGATTGAATGAAATCCATATCTCGCTACCCTCGGCACGAATGGTAGGAATCAGCACATTCCAAGACAGGCGGCTGACCGTTTGCGCTTCCTCTACCCAGCAGATTGAAACACCTTCATAGCTTTTTACGTTGGCAATATTGTTTTTAAGACCAATAAAGCTAAATTCTGTGCCGTTCTTGCCCCGAATGCTGGCCTGGGTTATGTCGTAAAAGCCCAGCAACCCAAGGCTTTCAATCTGGTCGCACAACAGCTTATGCACCGAATCCCGCATGGAGGTCATAAACTCACGGGCGCACAAAATACGCAATGGGCTTTTGGCCCCCAAGATTAACAGCGCCCTGGCGATGCCCCAAGATTTAGCGCCGCCCCTACCGCCGTAAGCTACCTTGTAGCGGCTTTTTCTAAACAGTCCTTCCAGCTTTACAGGGAATTCTGCCCTTGCAATAGCGTCTTGGACTTCACTCATTTGGCTTCACAAAGGTTACCTGGATGCCCTGTAATGGCTCACCATCTGCGCCTGTGACCTCGGCCTTGACGGTTTCAGACCATTTCATTTGCGTTTTTGTCCACCAAATCAGGCTGGTCGTGTCCCCAGATGTGGCCTTTTGAAACAGCGTCTTGGCAATCTGCCCGTTAGCTTTCGCCTTTCCCATGTCCAATTCGTGCCTGTAATACTTGCGGAGGGTCTTGTCATCTATGCCGACCAGCACGGCAATGGATTCATGCGGCAAGCCTAACCCGCTGCTGGATTCAACCAGTCTTTGGGTTTCGGGCGTTGGTTCGTGTGCGTCAGACATTTTATAGAGGGGAAGTGTTACATTAGTTTGCTAATTCGGGCTGGTTTTCCAATAATACGGCTTTTTTGCCTGTGAAGTCTTCCCAGCGCTTTACGATCACATCGCAATATTTAGGGTCTAACTCCATCAGACGGGCGTAGCGTCCATGCTTTTCAGCCGCCAACATTGTTGTCCCGCTTCCACCAAAGGAATCCAGCACAATGTCGCCGCCTTTGGTGTTATTGAGCATTTGGTATTCAAATAAAGCAACGGGCTTCATAGTTGGATGTTCCCCATTACGGCTTGGCTTATCAAACTCCAATATGGTGGTTTGCTTACGGTCTGCTGCCCAAAGGTGTCCAGCGCCTTCTTTCCAGCCATAAAGACACGGTTCATGTTTCCAATGGTAGTCTTGCCTTCCCATCACAAGACTAGATTTCTTCCAAATCAAACACTGACGCACCTTCCACCCAGCATCTTGTGCCGCACCACGGAAGTTATAGCCTTCTGAATCGGCGTGCCAAATGTAAAAAACTGACCCCGGCTTCATCACCAAATCTGCGGTTACATAAGCATCACGCAAGAATTGCCGGAACTGATCGTCACCCATGTCATCATTTTTAATGGTTAATCCTGTGCCCCCTTCATAGGCCACGTTATATGGTGGGTCAGTCAACCACATATCCACAAGTTGCCCATCGCACAGTTTTTCCATATCGGTCAGACTGCACGAATCCCCACACATCAATCGATGCTTTCCTAATTGGTAAATGTCGCCCAGCTTGGTCTTTGGCTCGTCAGGCACATCAGGAACGGCATCCTCGTCCGTTAGCCCTTCAATGACTTCTGGCTCGAGCAATGCACTCAATTCTTTGGGGTCAAAGCCCAGCATCTCCAAGGCAAACCCGTCTGCCAGCAAGTCGTTCAACTCAATGGTCAGCATTTCATTGTCCCAACCAGCGTTTAGCGCCAGCCTGTTGTCGGCAATGATGTAGGCTTTCTTTTGGGTTTCTGTTAGGTCGGACAATTCTATGGTGGGCACTTCCTTGTGGCCCAGCTTACGGGCGGCTAAAAGCCTTCCATGCCCTGCAATGATGCCGTTTTCCCTATCCACCAGGATTGGGTTGGTCCAGCCAAATTCCTTTATGCTTGCCGCAATTTGTGCCACTTGTTCATCAGAGTGGGTGCGGCTGTTGTTGATATATGGTATCAATATATCCACAGGCTTATGCACAATTTTCATGGCAAGCCCAGTGGGTATTGCAGTGTTTCCACCTTTTTTCATGTGTTCACTATATCAAAAAAAAGGGGGCGAACCCCCGAATGTAGGCAACTGCTTACCAACAGGGTTAGATTTTCGCATCAGGTAGCGGAATGTCAATAGGCCAGCAGTCCCGCAAGGCATCAATTGTCTTGTGATGGGCTTTTAGCCACATTTCTTGGCGTTCCTGGCGGCTTAAATCTTTGCCTTGGTCTATGGCGTAATGGCATCCCAGGCACAGCGCGGCTACCAAATTGTCATCAGCTTTGACCCCTCGGCCCTTGCCGCCGCCCCAATTTGTGTGCGCCGCTTGCACCATGTTGCCAGACCCACAGGCTTGACACTCAAGGCTTGCCACCAGTTTCAGCAGCTTTTTTGACCTGACGTATGAATGTTTTGCGATCAACAATTGTCTCCAATGTGGAAAACCTGTGGAAATTTGCACACTCTAGCCGCCTTCTGCGGGTGTTGCCTGTGGATATTCTGGATTCTTTGACAATTGTCCATGTTCCGCATTCTGGACACTTCATTTTTTTAACCAATACGACCAAATGCCGCCGCCAAATACCTTGGCGCAGAACTGAAGGGCAACGATTTCGGGCATCAATCCACCAAAAGCAATTGTCGGGAATGTGATGGAGTCCACCGCAGCGCCAGCAACATTTGACCCGTTTGACCGAATCAACCACGGTTTTTCTCGCAAATAATGATAAACAATGGTGTCGGCGGTCATGGCAAGGGCAAACGCCACAAATGATGCCAAAGCAATCGCACCCGCTGCTGGGTTGAGCAAATAGGAAACCCCACTAGCCACCGCAATTAATCCACCCATTTTTAGCAAAAGCCTGTCGTTTTGCCATTGTTCATGCAGTTTGTCCCGCAATGACAAATCCAGCCCTATCAGCACAAAGGCGTTTATTGGGCTAAACCAAGGGCCAAGCCATGCCACCAAAAGATTGGCAACAACAAGGGCGGCAATGTAAATCGCTGGATAAATCAAATCAAAATCTCCTGTAATGGTTTTTGTTCCCAAAGTAATGGGGGGTTGGTGGAATCAATGCGTTTTGCCATGCAACCCGCACAAACCTGTTTTTCGGCGTGATGTAGTGCCACATTGGTGGAATCAGCACTAGCCAAGGGCCAAGGGCCAGCAGACAGTCCCAGCATCCTTAACCCATGCACCCAAGGCAATTGCCGCCCAAAAGTGTTTGTCATGGCATTAAAGGCTTCGTCCATCTTCCCGCACCATTTTGTCGTGCCAATCTGCCAAAATTCGCCAGCAGACCCAAAGCAAACCCGCCCCCAGGTGTCGCACAGTTCCAATAAATAGGATATTGGCAAGCCCAAATGCCAAACAGGAATGCCAAATTCTTTGCGGAAAGGCCATGTTTTGACCATTTCCCGCTGTTGCTCAACAGTCCCATCAATCACATCTGGCACAACCGCCCAGTGTGGATGCGCCAGCAAAGGTTCAACCCATTCATAAAATCCATCTATGTCAAAGGTCAAGCCACGGGTTTTGGCACTAAATGCCCCATTGTCCAGCATCAAAGACTGCCCCAAGCGCAAGCACTTTTGCAAATCGTCTGGTCTGGCGTAGGAAACGCAGAAATGTTTGCCGCCCATTGTTTCTATGGCTTTCATGGGCGTAATTGGCGTTCCATGATAGTGAATCATTGGTGCGCCCTGTCTTGCATTCGGTTGGTGGCCTCTCGAGTCCGCCAAATTTCGACATCTAGCCTTGATGCCTCAATCTCCCAGCGCAAGGTTTCTTCCTGGGCTATTGCCGCCGCCAACCCTTTTAGCAAAGTGTGATATTCGGGGTCTGCGTAAGCCTCGCGTTCTTGGGCGTTTGCCGCCTCGTAGCCCATTTGCAAGGCATCTTTCATTAAAAGGGCTTTTTTTGACTTGCGGAATTCTTCAAGGTAAACCCGCTGGGCCTTGGCATCGCCATAGGCTCGGGCTTTGTTGCGTATGTCTTGGGCGGCTTCTTCTGGTTTCATTTTAAAACTCCAATCATGCGTAAAGCCCCGTCAGGGCCGTCAATCCTTGCCAGCGTACCTCCGCCCCAACTTTTAAAAAAGTCCGCTTGTAGGGCCGTTAAACGCCTTTTGGGGCCATTCTTGACCTCGACCAGAAAGGTGTGCCCCTTGTATCCCACCAAAAGGTCAACAGGTAGACCAATGACCCAAACATATGCGCCAGCGGCCTCCAATGCTGTGATGATTTGCTTTTGGTTGGCATCAACCCTGGCGGCATATCTCATTTTTTTATTCCGAACCACCGCCGACCAATTTGGATGCCAAGGCCGTATCTTGGAAAAAACAAGACACCAAATCCAACGCTGTGCATTTTTTGTACATCAATTTTCATTTTGACTTTTCTTGGTTCATTCGGTTTCTGAGGTCGTTGGCAGCGGCTTCACCCCTGCGCCTGGAAATGTCGGCAATGGTGGTCTGCCACCAAGCTGATGCTTTGGTCTTGCCCAGTTCCTTGGTTTTCTGCTGGTATCTCAAAATCCATTCTCTGGCCTCGCTCTGGCGCATCTCCTGTAAGGAAAAGCGCATAGTCAATCGCGGCTCGGCTGATGGTTTGTCCATCTTTTGCCCTGTCTAAAAGTTTGTGTGCGTCAAAGTAGTTCATCAAAATGCCTCGTCATCCATCCAATGTTTCACGGGCTTGGTGTTGGGCAACAGGGCGGCAATGTCCCGCCTAGTAGCTGGCTTCTTGTCCGACCATTGGTGTTCGGAACACATCGGGCGCTGGCCTTCCATGTGAACCGACCAGCGTTTGGGGCATCCTGGCACACTGCACATCAGGCGCTGAACCTCGTCAATCGGGTCTTTTTTCTCATTGAGTTGATTTTTAAACGACATTTAATTTCTCCCGTTATCGTATTGCCCTTCGGCTACTTTTAGAAAATTGGTGGGCATCATCAGCCAATCAAAACTGGCCTTCCATGCCCGACCATTGCGGTTTTGGGTTCTTCCTGACAAAAAATCAGATTTCTGTACTTGGCGAAAGATTTGCCGAAAAATCTCAATGCCTTCCTCTTTGGATTTCAAATCATCCTCGGCATCCACATCGCGCCAGCGGCTGACCAAGTGCTTGCGCCTTGTGTCGTTAAGCATCAAAACCCGTGGAAGGCTTTTGCATTCTTCGTGGTAAAGATTCAGCAATTCTTCTGTTGGACAACTTATGCGCTTTGGGTTGACAACCGATTTATCGGTTTCAACGAATAATTCTGTCTCTCTCTCTGTCTCTGTCTCTGTCTCTGGTGCATCATCTTGATATCGGCTTGATATCGGCTTGTTATCATCTTGTTCCAGCCAATGAAACAGCTTGGAAACGCAAACTTCCGTATCCTTTTCTGACATTCTTAGCCTAAATGCCAGTTGTTTGGTTGGCGGGATGCGTCCATCATCCTCGCTGGCAATTAACCAAAGCATGACCAGCACTTTTGCCGCTTTTGGGTCAAGTTCGTGCCATTCAATATCGTCTAAAAGATCACGATACAGCTTGACCCAAGGCGGCTTTCTGTCCTTGAAATGCTGAAACTTCGACCAGTTTTTGATTTTCATTAATTGCACCTTTTTCAAATGCACCTTTGAAAGAAACATCGGCAGGGGAAGGTGTAACCCTTTTCGGTTGGCTCATGACTTCCAACCTAGCCGTGTCTCAACTATACAGAATTTTTCCGCTTGAACCACTCGGGACGCAAATTTTTTAACTGCCAGACCCGCCCTTGGGGAATATCTGTCCATTGAGAAACTGCGCCACGGCTAATGCCCAGAATTCTTGCAAGCTCACTCTGTGACCCTGCCAATTTAATTGCTTGCTGTTTGTCCATCTGTTAAGTTTACTATACTTTGCCCCAAAACCACACATTAGGGAAAGTACCTAAAAAATAATTTGATAAAGTGCTTGCGTGATGTTTAGCTTGCTATACAATGCACCCATGCCCCAGCAATTTCGCATAGGGTCTTTTAGGAAGTATCAAGATGATTACATCAATCGAAACCCAAAAAATCTATGCCGATCATGGCATCGACTTGACACCAGCAGAAATCATTGAAATCACTGCTGACGCAAATGAAAATGGCAAAAACAACCATCGCGGTCTTAATGCTCATGAATGGGTCATACGTTGGGCAAAATCTAACGCTTCTGAAAATGATTGGAACCCATCTTTTTCTGAACGCCTCGAGTACGAAGATTGACCATGTACACAGAAGATTATGAGGAATGGCGGTGGGGGCAAATCCTCACCCGCCAAACAGACTTTGACCCAGACAACCAACCAGAGGATGACCAAAATGAAATACCCCAGAACGATGAATGAAGCATTCCCCCGCACAGTGGAATACAGCGCGGCAATTGAAATCCATGTTGCCCAACATTCCATTGGCGACAAAGTTATCAGGGTTTTGGCCTTGGTTGCTTTGGTCGTAATTGGTTTAGATATTTTTATTTGGAGGCCGTAATGACTGCCAACGAAATCATTGACAACATTAAATTTGTTGCTGACAAACAGTATGAAGGCGAACCAGCACGAAACCGCTTGGCCTATCACGTTGGCCTGTTGGAGTCCCATTTGCGTACACACATCAACCTTGTGGAAACCGCACAGGAATACATCAAAGAACTGGAAATGAAATTAATTGCAAAGGAATCGGAATGAGAATGATCACCTACTCACTTTTGTGCTGGATGGCTTGGGTCACCGCTGGTTGCTCTAGCTTGCCAGGGTCAACCCCCCAAGCGCCGAATCAAGACCTGATTGTTGACAAGCAAGTGCAACCGATGGGCAGGAATGAAGTGATTGACGCTGTGCGCCAGTGCGAATCATCTGGCCTCCGCGCCATCCCCCTGTACGCCAAACGCAAGATCAACGGCTACACAGTCGAAACTGTGGTGGAAGTCACTTGCGGCCCTAAATACGCTTACTGAAAGAAAATCATGGAAACACCAATCGGAAAACAAATCGCCGCCGCCTTTGTCAAAGCACAAAAGGCATTTGGGCCAGCGTTAAAGACCTCTACGAACCCGCATTTTCGTAGCAAGTACGCTGACCTATCCAACTGCATTGAGGCCGTTATTGGGGCTTTAAACGACAACGGCATTGGCTTGATGCAACGTACCTATGACTGTCCAACAGGCGTGATGGTTGAAACAATCTTTGTCCACGAATCAGGGGAAGTCATGGAATGCGGAATGCTTCATGTGCCAGCCGCCAAACAAGACCCCCAAGGGTATGGCAGTGCCTTGACCTACGCTCGGAGATACAGCCTTTTGGCAGCTACTGGCCTCGCCCCAGAGGATGACGATGGCAACGCTGGTTCACGCCGCACAGAAGCACCACAGATTGACGCTGGAATGATGGCAGACCACATTGCCGCAATCGATGCCAGCGCCAACAAGGAGGAGTTGCAAACCGCCTACAAAGCCGCCTATGACGCTTGCAAGGGCGACCAGACATGGATTGCCAAGGTCATCAAGGCCAAGGCAGACCGCATTGCCAAAGCAAAGGAAAAAGCATGAGAAAAAAGAAAGAAATTGGTCTTGAGGAAATAACCCTCAAAGACTTTATCGCCATCTTTGCCATGCAATCAATCTTGCGGTCTGGTGGCGTAATCAACCCCGAATCTTTCAAACAGGATTCGGAACTTTCATACAAGATGGCAGATGCCATGCTGGAGGCACGAAATGGAAACTGAAATCATCCAAGGCAGTAGCGAATGGTTTTATCAACGTTTGGGAAAAGTTACCGCCAGCAGGGTGGCAGACGTAATCGCCAAGACCAAGACAGGTTACAGCACCAGTCGCGATAACTACATGGCCCAGCTTGTGGTGGAACGCCTGACCTTTACCAAACAAGAGTCATACACCAATGCCGCTATGCAGTGGGGCACAGACACAGAACCCTTTGCTCGTGCCGCTTATGAGGCCACACAGGGCGTAATGGTGGAAGAAGTCGGGTTTGTGCGTCATCCAACGATTGAGTGGGCTGGTGCGTCACCTGATGGGCTTGTTGGGGACGATGGATGCATTGAAATCAAATGCCCAAACACCCTCACCATGATTGAAACGCTGCTATCCCAAAAAGTGCCTGGAAAGTACTTTACCCAGATGCAGTTCCAGCTTGCTTGCACAGGGCGCAAGTGGTGTGACTATGTGGTTTTTGACCCACGAATGCCAGAGAAAGCGCAATTGTTTGTCAAACGGGTTGACCGTGATGACACATATATCGCAGAGATTGAGGCAGAGATTGTCAAATTCTTAGCCGAAGTCAATTCCCAAGTTCAGCAGTTAAACCAATACATTGAAAGCCAGCCATGAGTAAAGTAAAAAAAGAAGTCACCGCAATTGTGGGCCAGTACACCAACAAAGAAGGCCAGACCAAGAACCGTTATCAGCGAATTGGGTCAATTATTGACACACGCAATGGCGAAATGCTTAAGCTGGATGTAATCCCACTGAAGGAAAACGGGTGGGACGGTTGGGCATATTTGAACGACCCCAAGCCCTACGAACCCAAGGGCTTGCCAGCAGATAACGATGATGATTTGGCGTTCTGATCATGTTTGATTTCATATTTCCTCGAGTGCGTAAATCTGACCCGCTGACCTCGTTTGTGGCAGCGGATTCAGCCAAAGAATTGGCTAAAAAGCACGGTTCAATCATTGTCCAATGCCTTGTCCAGCACGGGCCATTGGGCAAAGATGGAATTGCTACCCACACGGGTCTGGATGGCAATCAAGTGGCACGGCGTTTAAAAGAACTTGAAACGCTGGGCTGGATTGAGTTAACAGGCAGAACAGTCGCATCTAAATCAAAGCGCCAGGAAAGGGAATGGCGCACAACTTTAGTGAGGGTTTGACATGAATGAAGAAGATGAAGCATTTGAGGATTTAGCCAAGCGACAAGGGGATTGGGGTATGCAGGGGTCACGCAAACACCAGATCATGCGCTATGTTGAAAATGCTGAAAGCAAGGGGACAAGCATGACTGACAAAGAAGCAATGAAGCTGGCGCTTGATGCGTTGGAAACGCTAATGATTGAGCGTGGTTCAATCTATGAAAAAGCAATCGCCGCACTCAAAGAAGCATTGGCACAGCCAGAGCAAGAGCCTGTGGCGTGGATAAATGCAGAAAAGCGTACTTTTGAATGGAATGGCCCTGTGTTGTGGAACACGCCAACTGTTGCAGTTCTGAACAAGATTCCCCTCTACACCCACCCACCACAGCGCAAGCCGCTGACGGTTTGGGAAATTGAATTATGGGCGGCCAAGCCGATTAACCGAGTTGCTTTGTGCCGAGCCATTGAAGCCGCACACGGCATAAAGGGGAACGTATGAAAGCACGTAAAGTATTCCACGCACTGATGGCCTCTAAAGGCTACACAGAATCCGATCTAGCAATGACTGGTGACAAGTACACCAATGCCGCTATGCAAGGTAGATGGAATTACTTTTTAGCTGGCTGGGAAATGAGGGGGGTTATGTGATCGGATTGTTTTTAATCCTGTGCCTGGGCGCTGCTGTTGTGGTGGCAGTTGCCTGGGTATTCGTTCAAATACTGCTATGGGTGGAGGAATAAACCCGTGTCCCTGCTTTATCAATAATTAAAGCCTGTTTGCGGGGTGCGCCAGCATTGGGGATGGATATGTGTGTCCAGCGGTCAAACTCTCGGATAACTTGATCGTAGCCAATCCCAGAGGCAATGATGGCCTTGACCACTTCATCAGGAGTTATCCCTGGCACACGAATATCGGCAGCACACCCAATACGGTGCTGGCTTGTGTCTTTAGACCCTACCGCATCGTTCACCGCTTTACTGCGGAACGCAGAGTTAACCATAATCGGCTTGCCGCCAAGTACAGTTTTGACTGTTTCAAGGAATTCAGCCAATCTTTTAAGGTTTGCAAGTTCGGTTTCATTTGGTGTGTTCTCCAGTTCCCGATGATCTGTGATCGTCAGTTCTTCCAGGGTAAAGTGTGGGGTCAGGTTCATTTCACACCTTTCACCAGTGCGTCAGTCTTGTCCTTGCTACCCTTGGATGACCCAAAGAAGAAGTTGAAGAACCCGGTCAACACCGTGCCGATAAGCACACCAATGATGGTGTCCACAATGCGGGTATTAGCTTCTGGGATAGTGAAGAACGATGCCATTGCAAAGAACGTCATGGCAAACACTGACCACACAGAAGTAAACATGTACAAAAAGTTTTTGGCAAACCAGCTATCTTGTTGCAGGGCCACCTCTTGCATGTGACGGGCGCTGGCACGGTCTTCATTCTCTAGCTGGAATTGCTTGAGGTCTATCTCTGCCAGCTTCTGTGCGGCTTCTGGGTCAGCTTGCAGGGCTTGTGTCACAGCAGCAACAGTGTCAGACACACCCAGCTTGCTTGCAATAGCAGACACGGCTGCACCACCCAGGGGGCCAGCAACAATGGTTGCCAGTCCTGGCGCTGCGCTTTTAAGGAGGTTGAGTAAGGTTTCCATTTTTAACCTTTCAGTTCAAAACTAAGATTGGCATGGCGGGGGTATTGCACAACACGCTCACCCTCGGGGCATTTATATTTGATGGTTGCCAGCAAAGTTGCCTTGCCGCTGGCAATCTTTTCTTTTTGCACCATCGTCAACTGGTAGGTAAAGGTGTCAATCTCTGGCCCTGCTGGGCCGCTGAATCTGCTTGCGGTGGTGGTCGCCTCATGCACCATCCCCGCCGCATCCCGAATGCTTGGCGTAAAACTTTCAACAGAACAATCATCCCGTTTTTTTATTCGTGCAACAGTGACATTTATGGGTTGCCCAACCTCTGCCACAATTTTAAAATGCTCTGGTGACCATTCAAGAATAGCCCTATCAAACCACCCAAATTTGTCAGCCAACGTGTAACTACCCCCTAATGCGGCAACGCTTGCAGCAACAGCGCCAATGGCTTTGGTTAAGTCAATCATGCTTTTCCCAGATTAATTTGATTTACCAATCCAATGGGACACATAGCCCATTGCACTAGATATGGCAGACACCAGCGCCATGCCAGCCCAGAACCCGCCCCGACCCTGATTGGCAAGGGCAACCAGTTGTTCTAGCTGGCCTTCCATCTTGGTCATCTTCTTGTCCATGTCATCAAATCGGCGCTCGTAGTCCTCGACCTTTTGCCAGAGTACGCCATATTTAACAAGGTCAATGTCTGCCATCACTTGTTCAAATCTTCAAGTTTGTTTTTGCCTGTTTGCTTGCCAAGGGCCGTAGCTTTTTCCATTTCTTTTTGGGATTTTTTGGCCTCTTTGGTCAATGCTTTTTCTTCTATCTTGGCTTTATATTTTGCGCCAGCTTGTTGCCCAAGATATGTACCAACGGCAGCGCCAGGGGCTTCACCAACAAACCCGCCAAGGGCAGCACCAGCGCCAGCACCAATTTTGGGTAAGTTGCCTTCTATCACGCCAACCCGTCTAGCTTGCAATGCCGCACCCTCATAGGCGTGTATTCCTGGCACTATCTGCCCAACAGTGTTCAACAGGTGAAACCTGCGAACTTCATCAGGTGGGAACGTTTCTAAAATCTTTTCACCCACCAAGGAATTCATTGTTTTATTAGCTGAGTTTTGATTCCACACGCCCATTTTGTCTGACCCAGCTTTTTGCACTTCACGGGCTAAAGCACCATCAATTTCAGCAACAGCAGCGGCAGCGGATTGACGCAACTCCTGTGGAACTGGGGGCATACCTTCAGGCGCACCCTTTACATTGCCATTTGCAAGATCGTTCAAAGTTTCCCGAATGTGCCGCCATTGGTCTTTGGGCAAATTATTCATCTTCGATGGGATTTTTTCCAATGGGGTGGATGATGTAATCACCCCGTTTTTGTCCATCTCACCAAACAAAGTTTTAATGCCCTTAGAACCAAAAATGGTTTTTTCCACTTCATGGATTCTGTCACCCAACTTGTACAAAGCAGGGTCAGCAACTGCCGCAATGTCTTTGTCAATAGCTTGGTTAACCCGCCGAATGGCGTTAGCGTTTTGCGGTGTCCAATCGGCATTGATTGCTTTACGCACGGCATCATAAGCAGCGACAGACCCAGGTGGGTGCATCACGCCGCTAATATCTTCAAAGCCAACTGTTTTTGCAAGGTTCAAATAATCTTTGGCGGCTGACTGTACGCCCTCAACGCCTTTGATTTTTAGCCCTGCCGCCCATTGTGGGTTTTTCAGCAAATCATCAACATTGGTTGTTTTAATTTGATTGCCACCAACCCTTTTATATGCTGAATCGTAAACTTGTTTTTTGGCTTGATTTAAATACCCCATGATGCTGGACGATGCCATGTCATCAGGTGATGTGCCATACAAAACATCATTGATGCGCCCACCCCGTTGTTCGTCATTGATCAAAGTGCGTGATGCGCCCGTGGCATCAACTCGTTCATCTGCATATTTAGACAATGCAATTTGTTCATTGGCAATTTGCTGTTTAAATAATTGGCCCTCGGGCGTGTCTAGTTTTGCTTTAGTGTGTTCATTACGCAATAAATTCTCATTGCCTGTCACCACTCCTGGCCTTACGCCCACCCCTGGCATCACTTCTTGAACCGCTTGTGAACGCAATATTTGCTCGTTAACAGGCACATCTGTTGGGGTTTTAGAAAGTTTGATTTGTGGGAATTGACCCCGCACAGTTTCCTCGCCAGTAATCTTGCCAGCAAATGGATTGTTTGCGGCGGCGGCTGCGCCAGCACTTCCCGCTGGTGCTTGCTTGGCCTCAAACTGGGCTTGCGCTTGTTCTTTGGTTAGCTGTCCAGGCTTGACCACTTGCAATTCAGCGGCGGCTTGCTTTATTGGTGTGGTAACAGCTTGTACCGTTTCTTTCACAACAGGGGCAACTTCTTTAATTGCTTGCGGCACAGCAACAGACCCAATCACCATCATGTTTTTAATGTCTTGTTCGGGTATGCCTGTTTTTTCAGAAATCTGTTTGGGAGTCATTCCCAATTGTTCTGCCATCTTTTTGACTTGCTCAATAACAGGCTCAGTAACACCGCCCAATGGTTTCTGGTAAGTTTCTTTACCAGTAAGGCCAAAGAATTTGCCCAAAGGCTTGTCAATGCTTGCGGCGGCGGCTTGCCCCGTTTGCTCTGCCCGTTCGGGACTTTGTGCCGTTCTTGCCAATGCTTGAACTGCCGCGCCATACGTTGCAGGGACAACCCCATAAAGGGTGTCAATAGCGCCAGCGACACGCTGCGGAATTTCTTGTTTAGTTTCTAACGCACTTTTTAAGAACTTGCCAACCAATTGGCGAACACCCCCAGGCTCAGTAACTTGTGCCGCTGTTTGTGCAAGGGCTTGCCGTGCGCCATCTGTGGGCGGTTGTTCAATAGTGGGGGCAGGGGCGGCTTGTGGGGCGACAGGGGCGGCTTTTGCCGCTACGGGTGCGGTGGTAGTCTTACCTGACAAAAATGCCTCTAAAGGGTCGCTAGTTGGTGCGGCAGGGGCAGCTTGTGGCGTTTCTTTTGCCCCGCCAAGAACGTTTGAAACATATTTGCTGGGGTCTTTGGTTACAAACCCGCCATATTGCGCCAAGGCTTTGTTTACATCGCCCTTGTTGCGGTCAACCAATTGCCCAAGATATGTTTTGGCAGCTTCACGGGCTTGCTGTTCATTAAATGGGTTGAACTCAATGCCCTGCTTGTGCAACATTTGCACAGTCTCAGGCATAAACTGGTATGGCCCCATTGCCTTGGTTTCTTTATTCATGGCAAATCTGTCTTTGCCACTTTCCACACGGCGCAAACTGTCCAACAGTTGATCGGTGACTGCGGATGCGCCTTGCGGCTTTTGCTTTTCACCGCTAAAGAATTGTTCTAAAACGTCATTCATTTACTAACCCCAGTTTCCGACAGTCTTTTGATGTTTTGATATTTTTTCAAAAAATCATTAAATTGTGCAGGATTAGGGAAAAGGCGATTTAACTCTGCTTTTTGTTTTGCGGGGTCAGTTATGTCCCGTGTGATGTTTATAGCTTCAAAAATCTTGCTGTCAGCATTGGCGTTCCATGCTTGCTGGTAGGCCTTCATGTTGTTGTCGCCAAATTTCTGGGAAAATTGTTGTGCGCCTGTGGCTTGCATATCCAAATTAGTTTGATCTGCTTGCACCCTACGGGCAATTTTTATAAGCACTTCTGGCGGCACTTTGATCGTGCCGTTAGCCACCGCTTGCATATCCAATCCAGCAACAGTATTGCCAGCACCACCCATTGCCGTGGCATTAGATAACGCAAGGTTTGCCAAGTCTTTGGCAAGCATATCGTATTCGCTGCTTTTCATTGCAGACAAAACTTTTTGCTCTAACCGACCCATCACGCCACCACCTGGGAAAAGTAAATTTTCCCCAATGCCAGATGCCGTCTGGATAACTTCTTCCACGTTTCTGCGCCCTTGCGTCAATTTGCCTTGGGCTTGCACTAATCGATCTCTGTATTCCTGACCAGCCAATTGATCTTTTTGCTCGGTTGGTTCGGCTATGTATGGTTGATCTGCCCTGCGGACAGGGAAGGGCAAACGCATACCTGGGGCAACTTCAACACCAGCAGTAGGCAACCCGCCAGCACTTGGCCCATCAGTTGGGACGTTGGCTTGTAAACCGCCAGCCATGCCAATGGTTGATGTGGGCTGTGCAATACCAACTCCAGGCGTGGTGGTGACCGTTTGGCCTCCTGCCGTGGTTGCAATGGTTGGCGTAAGCGCAGTTTGTTGCTGGGAAGGGGTCAAGATAGCTTGACTTGCCTTGATTAGCGCATCGGTAACGCCTGGGCCTTTTTGCATTTGGGAAAAAATAGGCACATACGATTTCTCCACCAAGTTTTTTAAATCGGCATTGTTTGGATTTTGGTCAGCCAGCATCCGCAATTCTCTGATTGCAATTTGCGGGTCATCAACGCCAAAGCGCCCAGCCACACCTAAAGTTGAACCAATCAATGCCCGTTGATCTTGCGTTAGATTCTGTTTGGCTTTTAAGCCCTCGGTCTGCGCCGTGCCCAAAGTTGTGATTTTTTGAACGTAATCAGGGCCGGTTAAAGGCGCAATCTTTGGCACTGCTGCGTTTATCTTGTCGATGTCAATGCGCCCATCAGTTTGAAAATTGTTGGGGTCTGCAAAAAATGTTTGTAGCTTGCGGCGCTCAATGTCGCCTTGCTCAACAACGCCCAATTGAATTTGACCAGTTCTGGCAGCTTGTTGCTGTTGTTGCAACGCCAGCGGATTGATTTGTTCGGCTTGCTGATAGGCTTGCGCCCCCCTTGCAATGCCCAGCATATCGGAAAGGGACGTTTGCTGTGGCGGCTTAATGTTTAAGCCAATTGGTGGAACGTCAAAAGTTGCCATTTTTTATCCTACAAGATATTGGCTAAACCCTGCATCGCTAAATCCCGTGGGCAAGTTCATTGCGCCAGCAGTTACCCCTTGTGGGCGCAACAGAGATGCCAAGGTTGCGGCGTTTCCAATCCCTTGCATACCCCCTGCCATAGCGTTTGCAGCCCCGATCTGACCAGCGCCAAGGGCAGATGCACCCCCAATGCCCAGTTGCCCAATATTGGCAGCAGTGCCTGTGCCAAGGTTCGCGGTCTGCCCCGTGGCGGTTTGTCCAATGCCAGCAATTCCTGCCAATCGGTTGTAAACGTTTCCAAGGCCAGTTTGCTGTTGATTAAACTTTTGGGCTTCTTGCGTCATGTAATTTTGCAAGGCGTTTTGGTAGGCATTGCTTGCGTAATCTTCCGCAAACTTAATCCCGCCTCGCTCAACGTTAGACCCACCCCCGCCAACGTTTAGGGCTTGTCGGGTTGCCCCTAAACCTTGTCCCTTCATAAACTCATAGTTTGGCGCAAGGTTTGTTTGCAAATCGGCAGCGGTAAATGGCTTATACCCCGCTGGCAATTCTGTCAGTTGAGGCAACATTTGCCCTATTCTGGTAAGCGCACCAGTTCCAGCAACGCGATATGGTTCTTGTTGCTTGTTCAGAATGTCGAACATTTCCCGTTGTACACGGGCGGCATCCTGAGTGGCTGCATATTGTTGACCAGCGGCAGATGTTGCAGCACCCGCTTGCTGTTGAGAACCCATGTACCCTAATAACGCTGCACCGCCTATGGCCCATGCTACTGGCATGATGTTTCCTTTCGAATCAAAACTTCATCAACTTTGGCAACATCGGTTTCATCTGTTGCATGGATGCAAAACCATTCACAATCTTCAAGTGCCTCGATTGTGTGGTGAATGCCTGATTTTATTTCTAAACAGGCTGGCGCGGTGTATTCTTTTTGGCCTTCATCTGTCCGCAGAATTACCCGCCCTTTGGCAAGAATGCTCAAATGACTGTAATTGTGGGCATGAGTCCCTGCCACAAACCCCGCTGGGATACGCATCCGCTTGGCATATAGGCCATCAGAAAAGTGATGTTCAACGCCTAAATCAGCTTCAAACTTGCCTTGGTGGGCGGCAAACAAATCAGCATTGCTCAAAACGTACCCCCTTTGACCCCGTTAAGCGCCGTGAAATCAGTGAATTTACCACCGACAGGCGTGGTCAAGCCAATGGTTGTATTGTTGATTGCACCGCCGCTGATCGCCACTGTTGCCGCTGTCATGGTGGTGAATTTACCCGCCGCAGGGGTCGTGAGGCCAATGGTGGTACTGTCAATTATGCTGTTGGTAATGGTCACATTTTTAATTGTGCCGCCCGTGATGTTGGTGTTTGCCACATTCAAGGTGATGATGTTGGGATTCATCAACCATTGCAACCAAGGAACGCTGGGCCTTCCCGTAGTTTCGTCAAGAAATGCCGAATAGGGAATGTTGATGTTGCTGTTTGGAACTGCGGTTGCCATCAGTTATCCCCAGCAGACATTTTGAGTTCGGCAGACACAATGACCGTTTTCACAGGGTCACTAATTACCACTTCAAAAATCCTGTCGCGTGACCAGCCCAAGCGCCGCCATAAGGCACGGTTAACATAATTTCCGATTTTGCCAATGCTGACCCAATGCTCATTAGACCAAGTGCTACCGCCATCATTTGACCAACGCAACATGGCCTGGGGGTCTTGTCCTTGACCAGTATTTAAGCCAACCCCTGGCTGAAACTGAATCTGGAAAGAATCAAAATACTGGCGTTGCAGGTCTTGGGTCAGGTGAATGGCTCGGCGCAGTCTGCGGATTGTGTTGCCGTTATCTGTATATACAGCGTTATCTAAGCTGTAAATTTTGCCATTTTCAAAGTCACCAACGATGTTTTTATTGGCAAAGAATGCCGCACAGTTTGACCGATGGCGCTTGTAAACCGCTAGATTTGAATCCCAAGATAACCACTTGTGCCAGCTTTTGGTTGACAGGTCATAAACCCAAGTAAGGCCATATTCCCCAACGCTGGGGAAAGTTACCACATACATCTCATGGCCTTCAATCTGGTATGTGTAGGCAATGGCATCAGAAACCACAGAATTCAGCAAAGACTGTTCAACAGCGTGGGTGCTGATTCTGACCCAGGTGTAACCCTCCATTTTTTCAATGGTTGCCGCACCCCTGTTGTCTTTTGCCACACAAGCAAACGTTTCACCCAATCGGGAAAGGGAAAACTTGGCAACAATACCTGATTGGCTTGAAGTCCCAGGCACTCGCTGGAATGGGAAACTGGTAATTCCTGCGATTACGTTGCCCACATCTGTCCAGACCTCGGTGGTCACTTCCCCAATCAAATAAACCTGTCGTTGGTTCACAATCAGCGTCACCAACAGATCAGATGACCCATCAGCAGAACCATACAGGGCTTGCGCGGATAAGCTAGACCCAAGGTCAGTACAAGCCCAATTTTGCGTTCCTACCTCGTTATAGATGTTGTAGTTGTCAACCACATCAACCACAGATGCACCCTGCCAAGGGCCATCAGTTGGCGGCAATTGGGTAAATGTGTTGGTCGCCACCACCCAGGTATATCGATTAGGGCCATCCACAATGTAGGCGGTCAAGCCAGCGCTTGTGTCGATGTTGTCAGATATGGACACTTGCCCCGTGCTGGTGGTCAGCGTCCCGATCTGCGTGGCAACAAATGCCGTGCTGACCTGATACACCCGATTCCCTGCCACAGCAATCAGGATGGTTTCGCCTGACATAGTATGAAAGCCCCGCACCTCTGCCGCCAGAAGTTGCGCTTCCTCAGTCAGTCCAGGCGTGGGGTATAGCGCCACAATGCCCCTGTCCCCAGGCTGCTTAGATGTGTCAATCTCAGCAAAGAAATTGATGCATTCTTGGTCACCTTGGTAGATAGATGGCGCAACGTAGGATGTGCCGACAAAACCAAAATCTGGCATTACCTAAACCCTCCGTCCATGATAAAGCCAGCATCTTTAGCCCTGCCAACCATCAGACTGTCAGGGTATCGGGAAATCTGGGCTGGGCGCATATTCGTGCGTTTAACCGTGGCCTTGCCCTGCCCCGCATAGGCGTTAATCATGCCAATTTGCACCTGATTGACCTTGCCATACATTGGTAGCAAACGTTCAGCCAAGCACCACCGCAATGCCATGTTGTAGCCTTGGGGTAGTTGAATGGTGTCGTTCAGCGTGGCAAATTCCCTAAAAATCGTCTGGGTGAACAAGTGCAATTCACCTTGGGACGGGTTGGGGTACACATAAATTGTGCCCAACAGTTCGGAGGGCTGGTAATAGATCGCTTTTGCCCATGGGCCGTTCAATTGCTTGATGCCGATGGATTCATATTCTTCAAGGCTCAGAATCGACAGGGGATAGTCAAGATAACCCCCCGCAATGTTTGTCCCGCCCTGCTGTGTGGCAACCCGCACAAAGCCAGATTCAATTGACAATGGGCGCTCATAGTAAGCCGTGATTGGAAAAGGAATAATTGTCCCCGTCATGGCAACGCTGCCAACAGTTTGGGAAACCGACACGGTGTAAGTTCCAACCCCGCCAAGACCACTTACAAACGCTGTGATCGTAGTGCCACTTGTTACACCGCTTCCAGCAATCACAGCACCAACGCCCAAATAACCAGCAGAAATGGCGCTTACAGTTAAAGTTGTGCCGCTTATAGAACCCGTGAAAGCTGGCGCAAGAGTGGTATTACTGCTGGATAAGGTATATGTCCCGCCTTCGTTTACGTTGCCCCCTGCGCCCGTTGTAAAGCCCACAATCCTTGTTCCCGATGTGATGCCTGTGCCTGATAACGTCTGACCAATATTGATGCCGCCAGCGGTCACCGCATTAGCTGGGACGGTCAAGGTTGTGCCAACAATCGACCCTGTGAATGCCGCCCCCATCTGACCACTTGGGCCAATGGTGTACTGCACTTGGTTTTGCGTGGTCTGGAAAATGATCTCTGACCGATAGAAAACCATCATGTTTTCATTCGACCATTGGGCGATCATGTCGTTAAGCATATCCAGACCATCTTGCGCCTCGTCTGCCGTAGGCACTTCACCAGCGGCGACAGCGCCAATGTCCTTCATGGCTCGGGTGATGATGTCAATTGGCTGGGTCATGGCTTATCCTTGTGGCAATTGTGCCGCTTTTGCAGCTTCTAATGCGGCTTGGTATGCCGCCACCACATCAGCAGTATGCACGGCAACGCAAATGGCTTGAACCTTGGCATCCTCGGCGCTGTACTCGTCCCCTGGGGCAACTACATGGCGGTGGAATGTGCTGCTGATCTGTTTGCCATCTTCAATGATGCGAGTGCAAGTGCGAACTTGGACACAACCGTTTTCAACCATTTCAATGCGGTCAACAATTTCAATTTTTTCTAAAGCCATTTTGATAATCCAATCAAAACCAAGAATCTAGTTGTCCGAACTAGCACGGTATTTTTAATTAAAAACCAACAAAACTAGGCTTGATTGTGCCAAGCACCAATTGCATTGATTCTATGGTTGCAGTTGTTGCACCAGCCGCGCTTCCTTGGTTATAAAAACCAACAGAAAAACTTGTTGCCGCCGCACCCACCGTGTATGTAAGATAAGTAACTTCAAGATTGCCAGACCCAGGCACACCAATAACATTTGGAACAGTCGCTTGTTGTGTAACGTTTGCTGCGCTAGGTGACACGCTATCCCAAACAGCGGTAATAAAATAATCTGTTGCCGTTCCAGCACTAGCGTAACCCACCGCCATCAAAGTAATGGTTTTGCCTTTTAAAAATGTCAGCATTTTGGCTGGCATCGTGTAATAAGCGGCTTGCCCAATACCGTTGGCTAAAGTAAACCGAACCGCATTACCAGTTAAACCAATTGCAGACGCAACATCGGTAATGGATGTAAACGACACATTTGTAAAATTAGATGCGCCAAGTCCTGTGGGGCCAAAAGGCAAAACATTGGTGTTTTGTGTTTGTGGCGAATTGGTGATGTTGGTCGTAAACTCACTTGACGACAATGTTATGTTGCTTCTGCCAGCGGTTATGCCAGTTGTAAAACCAGAAGCACCAGCGCCGCTTCTAGCAAAAATTCCATACATCTCTTGCAATTGAGTGATATTGGCTAAAGTGCAACCAGATGCAATAGCCGCTGCATTCAAGTTTGTCACTGAGCCTGTACTTGCGCCGCCAAACTCAAGCACATAAGTGTTGTTACCAGTGCCGCTGTAAAAACAGTTTTGCACAACAACAGGCGCAGTTCCTTGAACGCCTGGGGCTACGCTATTGGTAGCTTTAATTACGCTTGTGGCAGTAACGGCTTCAAACCAACATCCATCAAATTCAATACCATAAATTCCAAGTGCATTTACAGCCTGAGTGTTTAACACTTCAAAATCACAATCTCTAAATACCCAAAGATTGCCCCATTGAATGTAAACCGTACCGTTGGGGTCATTAGATAAGTTGAAATTGCATTTAATGACTTGGTTGATATTTGTGGTAGCGCCTTGACCCGTAGCGGCTGGCACAGATTTAATGGCCTGATGATACTGACCGCCAGGAATTGAACCCGCTTCACCATCTTGACAATTATCCCACCGAGTAAAAATAAAGAATCCGCTGTAAGTGATGCTTAAATTTACCCAACTATAAATGTTTGTGAACTCGGCCCAAGCGGTGTAATTAGCCAAATTTGTTTGGCTATAACCTTTGGTATTTGTTACGCCATCAGCGGCTTTCCAAGTCATATTTGCAATTTTTATGTGACCAACATCTGCCACTTGAAAAATTGCCGAATTGCTTGTGCTGGCGACAAGAATTACGCCGAATGTTGATTCACCAACAATCCATGCCTCACTTACTAAAGTTATTGCATTGACTAAATAAGTACCATTTGGTATAAAAACTTGTTTTTTAGTTGCAATTGCTGTTTGAAATGCGGTGGTATTTGTAGCCGCAGAAGCAGATGGGGATGCGCCGTAATCCAAAACATTGACAACATCGCCTTCAATCATTGAATAACTGACTTTGGTCAAAGACATAATTTTTCCTTATTTAATCCAAGGCAAACCGCTTGCTTTTGCAGGGGCTTTTTGCGCTTCAATTTGCTCTGCCAAAATTGCTTCTGTAGCGGCTTTATCTACGCCGCTTTTCCAAATCCAACCAAGAACAACATCTTCGGTTAAATCAGCATACGCAATTTTTGGTGTTTCATCATGCCATGAGCAAGTTGAAAATGTAGATGCTACATATCCACTATCGATAGCAGTACATTGCCATTCAGCCGAAACAACAAAACCGTCAAAAGTTTTGCGGTTAAGGTTTTCAATTTTCCAAATAATGTTCATTAAATTATCCTTAAACCGTGTAAAAACCACCACCAGCAATTCGTGTACCGTTTACAAAAAATGCTGAACCCAATGGTGCTGACGTAGATGTTGCGGCAACAGTTTTAACATAAACGTTGAAATAAGATGTATTATTTTGTGGGGCAATGCCTTGCCATGTGTATAAACCACCAGTAGTTAATGCAAGGCTTAGTGATCCTGTACTATTACTTAAATCTCCAACGTTAGGCAAAGCAAACGGCAAGCCACTAATTTGTGCATCGCCAGAAATGGTTCCAGCAACAGTTAATGAGGCATCAAACGTAAGAAAAACAGCGCGGCCAATTTTTGTATATCGCCCAGCCCTTTCAGCGTACGTTTGCCCTGATTGTCCAGAACTTCCTCCTGCCGTGGGTGTCCAAGTTCCTTCTTCATAGTCGGCAAACAATTCGCTTGTGCCTGTGCCAGCAGTAGCAGAAAAATCAATGCCTTTGCCATCGCTCATCACAACATTGCCCGTGGACATTGTTAGATTACCAGTTACCGATGGCGTGGTTATGGTTGGGCTTGTGCTGAACACCAAGTTTGTGGTGGTTGTACCTGTTGCACCTGATGCCGAATAACCTGTGATGTTATTAAATGCCGTGATGCTAGCGGTGGATGCGTTTGTGCCGCCATTTGCAACGGGCAAAACGCCGCTAACATGAGTGGTTAAACCAATCTTGCCGTAACTTGGCGCAACTCCAACGCCGCCAGAAATAAGCGCATTTCCTGTCGCTACATCAGGCAATTTTGCAAGGGTTGTTGTGGTATTGGCATAAAGCAAGTCACCAATTGCATAGGACGTTTGACCTGTGCCGCCAGCCGTAGCTGGGACAACCTTCCATCCAATGACTTGAACCGCAGCCGCATTGTCTTTATAGAACAATTTGCCATCGGTGATGTTGATTGCCAGTTCACCATTAGCAAGATCAGTAGCTAACGGCACATTGGTAGCTGTACTGCTGAAATACAGTTGGATGGGGGTAAAGCCTGTTTGTGCCATGTTTAACCTTAATTGAACATGACTTCAATGGATGAAGTGTATGGCGGCGCTTGCGAAAATGTCAGCGTTGTGCCCGATATGGTGTATGTGTTCTTTTGCTGATATACGCCATTGATATACACAAACGTAAAGTTTTCGCCAAATGACGCAGATGACAAGGTAAATATGGTTTGTGACCCTGTGCCAGTAAAGTTTTGAACTTGAAATTCTGCCGCGCCAATGCCAGAAATATTATCGTAGGTTGCAATTAGTGTGTTTGCTGCCGTATAAATTGCAAACTTATAAGTATTGACAATTAACCAAATTTCTCCAGTTGGTACTCGCCCAGCAGAATTTAAAACAATTGGATTTGAATGGGCAATATTGCCAGCACTTGTGGTGTAGGTTACTTGTGGCGTTGATGTACCCGCTGCATAGGTGTATATCAATCCACCCGATAACACCGTGCCATCGTTATTAAAAAACTGCCACCCAGCCCCGCCAATTGGTGATAAAAATACACTCATGTTTTGTCCTCAAATGCTCGGTGTAAAAACCTGGGGCAACCAGGGGGCGACAACGACCCGTTGGGTTGCCGCAGCTTGTTCATCTAATCGGGCCTCGACCTGTGCGCCAATGTCGGCGGTCACCCAGTTGGTCACCATTTCCTCGGTCACATCAGCAAATGGAACGGTCAGCTTTGGCTCGGCAAACTTCCACCAGCCTTCGGTTTCCACTCCGTTTTTAGCGCAGAAATACCGTGCGCCTGTGATCAGGTCGCCATCGGCTTGGATTTCCAAGATTTTCCACATCAGAATGTGCCCCCTGTGACCCCGCCCGTGGCGGTCAGAACGCCCGTGGATGGATTAAATTTGAGTTTAGTGGATGATACCTTGATTGGCAAATTTCCTGTGGTTGTAGTCACCCAGGATAGATACATTTCTGCCGCTGTGGTGGTGTCATCAGTTATTGCCACATTGGTTGCGTTTGTTGCGGTTCCCGCTGTCGTTGCAGACCCTGCCGAACCATCAATATTCACGCCTGTCAGAGATTGGGCGCTGCTTGATCGATTGAGTGCAATTGCGGTTGTGCCAACGTACAGGCTTGAATTGCCCAATACACCGCTGGGAATTGTGCCCGATAACTGACCCGCTGGAAGACTTGTCAGGTTTGCCCCTGACCCACTGAACGTTGTGGCGGTCAACAATCCAGAACTAGGGTTGAAGTTGTACTTTGTGGAACTGACCAACGTGGTGGCTAAATTGCCCGTGGTTTGGTCAGCAAACAAGGGATAACGCACCGCATTGGTGGTGGTGTCATCTGTGACCGTGGCATAGGCAACGGGGGTTGTCCATGTGGGGGCGCTTGCGCCATTAGAGGTTAAAACTTGCCCCGCTGAACCAGTTGCACCCGACACAGCCAAAGTGCTGCTGAAATCAATAGTTGTGAATTTGCCCGTTGATGCTGTGGTTGCACCAATCGACATATTGTTAATCGTGCCAAGGCTTGTTGGGGCAATTTCAATTGCACCTGTACCCGTTGGCTTCATGTGAACATGACCCGTACCCGTTGGGCTAATGTCAATCTGTGCATTTGCACCATTGATATTGGTGGAAACATTCAAGGCAAGGTTATCGCCACCGCCAGCACCCCAGGCCAATTGACTTGTACCGCTTGCATTACGCAAAGCACCACCAGCACTTGTCGCAGCGTCAAAAAATGGCCCCACAAACTTGGTCGTTGCCGTGATCGTTGTGCCTCTGACTGTGTTGGCAGTAGTCCCACCAATTGCGGGGGGCGCTGACAAATCCAATGTGCCGCCCAATGTCAAATTGCCTGTGGTGGTTACAGTCCCCGACAAACTGATGCCAGACACCGTGCCTGTCCCGCTGACTGATGTGACCGTGCCCGATGCTGGGGTTGACCAAGATGGCAATCCTGCTGCCAATGTCAGAACCTGACCGTTAGACCCCGCCGCCAAGAATGTGGTGGTGTCTGCCGCTGTTTGGTAAGGCACAGACCCCGCCGCCCCTGCCGCCAGATTTGTTGCCTTGGTTGCCGTTGTAGCCGTGCCAGCGTTGCCTGATACCGACCCCGTGATGGTGTTGGTGACCGTCAAGTCGCCCAGCGTTCCCAAGCCCGTAATGCCCGAATAACTGCCCGACAATCTGGCGCTGTCAATTGTGCCGCTGGTGATTTGTGAGGCAGCAATGGCAATGCTGGTGCTTGCCGCCAAGGTCAATTGGCCTTGTGAATTGACCGTAAAAGTCGCCACTTGGGAGGCCGACCCATATGCTGCCGCAGTCACCGCTGTGTTTGTGATGCTGAATGTGTTGCCTGTCAAGGTTAAGCCTGTACCAGCCAAGTAAGACCCAGCCCCAGAAAACTGCGACCAAGTGATTGGGGTCACATCAATCGTGCCGCCTTGGTTTGAGGTACACACCCAGCCCGTATCAGCTAGGGTTGCGCCTGTTTCAATAAAGGTGAACGCTGATGGCACTTCTGCCCAAACGTTCATGTCCGCAGATCGTGCCCAAGTGCCAGATGCCGCCACATATATGCCGTTGAATTGGCTCAGAGTCTGATCTTTGACCAGAATCCTATCCCCAGCAGTCAGCGTGGCAACCCAATCGCCCCCTGCCTGTACCGCCAAGCCCGACAGCGTAATATTTGCGGTGGTTGAGTAGACGCACGATGCTTTTACATCCAAGCCCTGCGCCACCGAATCCACATAGCCCTTGTTGGCAATGTCTGTGGCGCTAGTTGGGGTTGTGGTAATCGTGCCCGTTACCGTGCTAATGTTGGTAAATGAGGCGTTTTCTGGGCCATAGAAAGGCGTTCCAGCAGGGCCAACAAAATACTGAAGGGCAAATGTTGGCTCGGGCGCAAAAACGCCCTGCACAGGAACAAAGTTAGTGGTCTGGGTGACCGCTGTGGTCATGGCTTACTCGAAATAAACCGTAATACTTGCAGTCCCAGAAATCACGACATACAAGCCGTTTTCGCAGTTAATGCCATCATAAAAATTGATGTTTGTCGCCGCTGTCATGGTGAATGTATCAATGATTTTCACATCTGTGCCAGGGGTCTGGGCATCGTACACAGTCACGGTGGGGGTGCTGGATATGGTGCTAACAAAAATGCCTTTCAGCTTCCCAGGTTGATTTTTCACCATTGCGGTGGCAGAAATCTGTGCGTAATTGGACATGGCTTGGCCTTTCAGTTCATCAAATTATATGCTTCAAAAGAGAAAAAGCCACCCCTTTTGAGGGCGGCTTTCCCACTTAGTTCATGCCGTTTTAAGGCAAGAAGGTCAGGTCGTAACCATAGATGAATACATCTGCGGTTGCGGCAGCGCCTTGGGCGGTGGTGCAACGAATATACAGGGGTGTGCCCGTAATCGATGCGGTTGAGGTTGCGGCGGTCACAACAACAGCGGTGGTCGAGTTATTACCCGACAACGCATATGCTGATTTGACGGTCGTGCCAGTAGCGCCTGGGCCTGTGTACACAGCAAGTTGTGCCGTGGTCAAGCTGATGCTGGCGTTTGCAACAATGATGCTCTGAACGCTGACGTTACCAGCCACCAAAATGGGGGCGATAGTGTCAGCAACAGCATTGAGGTTCACGCCTTGGGCAGAGGCAATCAAGCGCAATGCCTGATTGGTTGCCAAGTTACTGGGATGGTTGGTGGTGGTGCTTGCTGCGCCTGGATTAGACATGATTAAAGTCCTTTCAATGTTGATTAAGCTGCAACTCGGCAAGCGAGTTCAGGGTAGAGAGGAGCCCAGCCGTACAGCACATCAACGCGAGTCGGAATCGAATCGTTGTTAATTGTGTACTGACGCACGACACGCATCGACAATCCCAATTCCTTGTCGCTTGCACGACCAGCGAACACAACGCCATCAGGCAGTTCCAAGTCAGCCGTAGCCAAGGTGAATGCGTTTTTGTGCATCACGATGTTTTGGGGAGACACAGTACCTGTGTTGTTGAAGGGGGTCACAACTGCGGTGCTGCTGGTGGTGGTAATGGTGACGTTCTGGAACTGACCACCAGTGATGATGGCAGGAGAAACGGTCACGGCAGTACCGCCGCCAGTAGCCACAGCGGTGGTCGAGGTCACGACAAAGCTACGCAACTTACCCGAACCATATGCAGAACGGTTTTGGGGGTTGACAGCGTACACGCCAGCGATCTGGATGGTGTCGCCCTGGTTTAAGGTCAAGCCAGTAGATGCCACCAAGGTGACGCTGCTGGTTTGTGCCCAACCCGTGCTGATGCCGATGCTGGTGGTGTTGGTGGCGAGGGTGTAACCGCTGTAAGAACCAAAGGTTTGGTTCACAACGTTTTGGTCCATCTTCCAGTTCATACCAGCAGAGTCACGGCCCATCATGCCCTTTTGGTATTGCTTGCCAATCACATCGGATGGGACAAACAAACCCTTCAAGCTGTCCACAATGGTTGCGCCCGTGAAAGGCTCAACAATGCAAGAACGGCGACCGTCACGGGGTGCGCCCTCGCTGTCCAGATACGCACCAGCGGTCAAGTAGGTGAGCAAACTGGTGGGAGGCGTTCCAGCCGTACCAACGATGTTGGCGGTGTTGTTCTTTGCCATCGTCAGACCGTCAAAGTCGATCTTGTTGGCAACAGCAGCCACAGCGGGTTTCAGCACACGGTCGCTAAACATATCCAGCGACAAGGCCAAATCTTGCGTAGTGAACTGGGTATCAACGTGAAACTGGGTTGTCAAAGTGACAGGCACAGAAGTCTCGTTAAAATCCTCAACGTTCAATGCTGGGCCAGTAGTTCCGATAAAACGACCAGGACGGCGAACGTTTAAGGTGTTACCGATCTTTGCGCCGCTAACGGCAAATTGATCGTCATAGTTGCGGTCAACTTCAGAGGAGAAGGTCAACTCGTTTTCCAAGACCATCAACGCTTCGTTGGTGATCATGGAGATGGTAAGCAGATTGTTGCTCATTTCATTTCCTTAAAAAAAGATTGATTTAGCGGATTCGCCCTGCCATTCGTGCGGCTTTATAGGCTTGATATGACCCTTCAAAT